CTGCTAAAACTGCTTTACACGCTGCTTTTATTAATTATGATGAGGTAACAAAAGAACAGTTTATTGAAGATTTAACAGTATCATCTAAATACGGCTTACCTACATTTGAACCTACTGTTTTAATATATCCACTAAATACTTTGGTAATATTAGGCACATAACCTATACTTACTTCTATTTTATCTCCACGTTTAAATATCGGATTATCTCCAGTAAATAATGGCACGCCCTCAAAAGTTAGTTTTCTTGGTATGGTTATTTTACAAGTATCTGTTAAATTCTCATAGCTACTTTCAATCTCAATAGAATGTACAAAATTAAAGGTAATATTTTTACTACCTGAATCATTTGTAACATTTATTTCACATTGTGCTTGTAACATTAAAAGAAAGCTCTATTTGTAAATATATCCTTTTGAGTATTATTTGAACTTAATTCAATAACACTATCCGATAACATATTAATTTCAATATCAATTATATTTCTAGCCCCTTCGCGTTGTCCTAATTTACAAGATTCTACTACCACACTAGTAATATTAAGTTCTTCTAAGAAATGGCATGAAATAGGAATAGATAAAGGTGCTTTTAAATAAGCTACTAAACTATTTAAACGTGTAACATCTGGACGTTGATTTGCAACATCTCCAACAATTACACCTTTTAAATTGATAATAAAATCCCCTTCACTCATATACTCTTTTACAGAGCCATTAGTGCCAGCTATTACCGTTTTAACTATATTCTTAGTTTGGTTTATTTCTATTAAGGCAGTATCAAAAGTAAATGGTGCTACTATATTAACCGTACCACCTCCAAAGTCTTTAGATGCCGTATAGCTTAATTTATTGCCTACACTAGCATTAAAACTAAATGTATCAAATGTAGGTAAGCCGTATTTAGATGATACTGTTAAATCTTCAATAAACTGTTCTTTTGTTACCTCATCATAATTAATAAAAGCAGCGTGTAAAGCAGTTTTAGCAGCAGCATTTCCAGCGGCAGCAGCCATTAATCTAGCTTGTCCTATTACGTTTGGTTTAAATTGTGATGCCATTATGCCATTGCCGTTAAATTAGCATCGTTTACGGCTTCTAATAAAGCCTTGCTAACTAGTTCTTTAATCTTTGATGTTCCTTCTGTTAAATTGGTTGTTTGTACGTTTAAACTTTCAACTAATTTAGTAATATTTATTGTTAAACTTTGTGGTCTTTGTCCAGTTACTTCTGTACCAGTTCCTAATGATTTAGATGTTGATGTTCCACTACCATTTAATGCTTCGCCACTTGCTCCTAAAGATGAAACGTTACCTTTTTGTTTTTGTAATTCCCATGCTCCAGTTAATTTTTCTTGAGATAAATTTAATAAGGAATTCATCCTATCAAATTCTTCTTTAGATTTTAAATTTAATCCTAAATCATTTTTATTTTTTTGCTTTAATTCTCTTACTGTTTGTAATCCTATTGCTATACCTTTAGCATCTTTAGATTTATCTTGTACAAAATTATCTAATCCTAAAGCCATTTGTTTCTGTAAATCCAAACCTCCACCCATTCCTAAATTAGAAATAGTTTGTTCAAAAAAACCAGTTTTTAACTTGCTTTTATTAAACGCATCACTCATAAAGTTTTCAGCAGATAATTTTTCATTTAAAATGTTTGCCATTTTTCCAATGAAATCAATAGTACTGCTTATGATGCCGCTTTGAGAAACACCAATATTAACTTTAATTTGTTCCCACGTATCAGATAAATTGCTCCATCTACCACCAACTGTTTTAGATTGGTCTGCCATTAAGTTAAAGAATTGACCGCCTTCTCTAGTCATATCTTTAAAAGCCCCTTCAATATCTTTAAATCCTAACTTACCATCGTGAACCATTTTATTAATAGCGTTTGTAGTAGTATTTAAACGTTTTGCTAATACTTCATAAATAGGAATACCACGACCTGCAAACTGTCTTAAGTCCATTAATGTTACACGTCCACTAGTTTTTAGTGTACCATATAAATATGCAATATCTCCTAATGGCGCACCGATACCAGCAGAAACATCTCCTAATGTACGCATAGTATCAACTACATCTCCTGCCTTAAATCCATAAGCTAATAACTGCTTACTAGCATCTTGAACCTCAGTTAATTGAAACGGTGTTGTTTTAGCTAAATTCATTAGCTGCATTTCTAATGCTTTAGCAGCTTGTTCGTTGCCATGTAGCATAGTTTTTATGCTTGCGTGGAACTTTTGAAAGTTATCTAAAGATTGAAAAACTGCTTTACCAAATGATACAATACTTCCAATAGCAAATGTACCAGCTATCATTCCACCTAAACCACCTAAACTACTTTTTAAACCACTCATTTTGCTATCTAATCCTTTTACTTGATTAGCAGCACCCTGCATTGTTTTACTAAATAAATCCTTTAGTCTTAGTGTATATGATAAATCGTTACTCGCCATTTTTATCTATTCTAGTGCCTTGATATTTTAAACAATAATCCATTTCTGCTACTCTTTTAGCCCATTGGCTATCTGATAACTTTTCGGGATTTTCTTTATAAAAAAAGCGGATAAGTGCGTTATTTCTTGCTATCTCATCCGCTTCTATTTGTGCTTTATAAAACTCTAATTTTTTTTTAAAGTTGCTTTTTGAACTGCTAGTAAATCAACTACTCCTTGCCCTGCGCTTTCAATCGCATCATCATTCCCAATTACTAAATCTAAACTATCTCCACCAATATAAAGGGCTTTTAAACATCCTTCTACTGCCATTTCAAATTTATCTTTATTTACCAAACTACCAACCATTTTACGAGTTGCTTTGTCTGGTTTTTTTAAGAATAAAGTAGCTGTTTTTTCTTCATCGTCTGTATCTAAAAATACAGTCATTTCTCTAACTACTCCATGAACTTTTTTTAAATTCTCTTTTTCAATCTTTAATTCGTCTTGTGTTTTCATAACTTTTTATTAAGGGTTATGCAAATATACAAAATAAATTACAAATATTGTACGTGAGAAATAATTAATTCTAATTCTACTGGAATTGATGTATCACCGCTAGAAGATGCTCTTTTGTTATTCATAAAACGGCAGTTTTTAAGTACGTGTTTACGAGTTACATTTGCAGAATCTAAAAACATTACGATAATGTCAAATTCTGGAATATCTTGAATACGACCTAATGGTGCTACTACTTGAATATTCTCTACTTCTTCCATTAACAATGTAACTTTTGCAGTAGGTTCAATTTTGCCATATCCACGAGATACTGGAAAACGTCCAGCACCGTAAATATTTTCCATTCCTTGTTTTTCTTCGTATTCGATATTGGTAATTCCAGTTACTGGCGCACCTAATATATTAACTAATATATCTGCCCATTCGTATGATTTTCCGTTAATTAACGGTGTTATTAAATATGCCATGTCTTATTATTTTTTAAATTGATAATGCAAAACCTATGTTTACTGTAATTGTATCAGCTACTCCAACTGGTACTAATTTAACTGCAATAGTTAATTCGTTATCAGTTAAAACATCTTGACTAGGATCAATAGTTACTTCAAAAGCAGATAATTCAAATTCACGCTGCATTACTTCTAATGCTCTATCACAAAGTGAATTAAAGAAACCTATTGTATCTTCTGATAATGTACCATCTGCATTAATAACTAATGGACTTGCTAAAGATGGCAATAAGAAAGTTCTTAAACCTCTAATAGCTTTGTCAATTACTCGGTTATTGTAGATGTATGTATAATCGCTAGTTCCTGCAATACAAGTATTTGGTTTAGTGAAAAAAGAACCTACATATCCTACAAATTTCTTAATGTAGTTATATCCAAAATTCTCGATATTTACTAAACTACCATCAGAAACAGTAGTATATAAAGTACCATTAGCAAATGCTAAAACATCGTATTCAGCAGCAGCAACGTTAAATTTAGCTACCCATGCAATGCTTTCGTTTACTTTTGCTAAGGCGATAGCACCTAATTCAGTACCCATACAACCAATACTCTTATTTGTAGCCTTCCATAATCTAAAGCCGTTATTATCTCCATCTTGACCGATGCAAACAGAAACGTTTTTATTACTTAATAACTTCAAATTTGATAATGTAGATAAATCAGTAACTGAACTAAATTCTGGTTGGTAAACAACTGATGAAATAGTTTTACTGTTAGTTTCTAAAGCATCTAAAACAGCTTGTAAAGTTGTTGTTTGAGCGGTTGCAAAGTTGGTAGTTTTTTGATAAATACCCATTTGTTTAATCTCACCTTGTGCAAAGTTTTGCATTAAAGTAACACTTGCAAACGTTGTAGCATCGGCAGTAGCGTAAATACCAATGTATAATTTACCTTTTGGTTGTATTCTGAAAAACTCAGCAACATGGTAATACATAATATCTATTTCAGAAGCTACACCAGCTACTACGTTTTGGGTTAATGTTCCTGCTAATGTTCCTACAATAGTAGATACATAAGGAGTGCCACTATTTAAAAATATACCTTGATTTTTTGGTGCTGTAATAGTTACGGTTGCTGTATTAGCTACGGCAGTAAATCCATGTGTTGGAGTACCTAAATTAATCTCAGCAGCTAATCTATCAGCAGCAGTTGAAGTTGTGCTAATATCTGCTGTTACTTGTGTATAACTACATAATGTAACTGTACCTAAATCTGATTTAGCTGGAGTTGGATTAGTACTGTCAATAATAGCACAAGTTAAAGCGTGTGTATCTCCTACTGCACCTTTATTTGTTACTAAGAAAGTAGCAGTACTAGCGGTTGCATCTGCTGATGTGTTTACAATTCCTAATGCTTCTGCTTCTTCTACTGAATAAACAATTTTTATTCTGT